AATGACATTGCATATTGCATCCAATACTTAGGATGTAATCACGAAGAAACCGATGAATTGATCGGTTGTGCTGATGATATGGGTTTAAGTGTACAATATTTTTGTGAAGAGTTTATATTTGGTGGAGATAGCATTGCAAAGTATCACGATGAAGATTACTTAAGCATTGATGCTTTTAATACTATTCATGGCATTTATTTTGAGGAGGTTGAGTAATGGCACTACACACTATTACACTTGATGATTTAGAAATCACAGCACTTAATACACTATTAGAGGGTCAAAGTGAAATGATGGTTGAGTCACGATTGAATTGTGATAATCCAAGAGAACTACCAGATAGAAGAGAAGTTCTATTAAATCTAGTTTACGCTAAGGTATTTGAAACATGTTGGAAGGCAGATAAAGATAAGAACAATGATTATGATTTAATTAAAAACATTGATAGGATTTTAAACTAATGTATTCAAGTAATTTTTTTGGAAGACTCTTTTGGGTTGATGAGGACAATGAGTTCAGATCATGCCCAGAAAAAATAGATGGAACAGGTGATTTTGACTGCTCTGATTATGTTTCAGAGTGGACAGATTGGGAGGGAGTTAATTATGAAATTCTCTTTAATATCCATCAATCATGCATACTTAACAAACTTAATCATGCAGGTTCACTAAGAATTAATGGAGTTTAATATGCATAGTCATCAAATCAAAGTTAATAGATTCACTAGATCTGGGAATAATGGTAAAGGAATACAATGTCCCAAATGTAATGAGTGTTTTAATGTGTATCATTTTGCATGGTCAGCACTAACATGTCAGTCATGTAACACAAGCATTGACAAGTATGACTGGTGGTTGGTATGATAGATACTTATAGTGCATGGAGGTTAGCATGAACATTTTAGATTGGATTTATCGTGCTATTATGACCATCAATGTTGGTACTCACAAAGGTGAGGACATTGAGGATGGTACATATACTCGGTATGCAAATCCAAATGCAACTCAGAGTGAGTTCGATGGTAAGAAGATCATTTACCATAATAAGGAGGATCATGCCAGTATATAGAGACTATGAAATTAGAATCAATCTAAATGAATTGATTGAAAAGAGAATACCTACGTGTAATTTAATGCATCCTGATCATTGCTTAACTGAAGCACAAGTTGCTGAGATAGCACATGATATTAATATGGAATTAGATTTACATCCAATATTTCATCAGGTTGATGAGCATATTATGCGGTATGTTAATGCATCAAATATTGATAATACTGAACATTGGGTTGAACCACATTTACCTGACCTTGAGGAATAAACATGGCAGTATATAATAATGTACAGATCACCATTGATCTAAATGAACTGGTTGAAACACGATGTGAATTTCTATTTAAGGATGAGAAAGACTCATCTGTAACACCTAATCAAATAGATTACATCGCTGAAAGATTAAGAACTACATTAACATGGGATACATTATATCACATGGTAGATAGTTCTATATTAGAATTCTTTGATTGTCACGAACATCCTGAGATCTGGGATCCCCACTATGGTGAGATTGCAGGTGATGAACCCGCAAAATCCTTTGAGGAAGCACAGAAGCGATTTAAACGTGATTTCACGATGATTACCATTAAGAATAGTGCATGGGAGTTAGAAGTGCCTATTCGTAAGGACAGATTACAAAGTGTCACAAAGGATGATGCAGAGGATCGAAAAAATGGTATTATATAAATGTTGAGGGATATGTGGTTCCTACGCCCCAAACCTCGCAACTACCCTGACAAGTAACACTAGATGTAAGTCTGCCTGATTCGTCAGCGTTGTTCAGATCAGATCTGAAACCGTACTACAGCATTAGTGGTGTCAATCAAAAGAAGCAGGGATATGACCGTTGCGAGAAACCTATTACTGCACAGACAGATGGTTGAGCACAATGTGGGGTTATCCTACTAAGATGTGCAAGTGGTGGGGGTTCAGGTGTAAGCGATTCCCGTAGGGTAAATTTGGACTCTTGGGTGAAACCCATTTAAGTTAGTCCCACTCTCTCAACTGCTCTAATCCTCTTGTAGTTTCAGGATTAGGGGCGATAAGAAACTACATCAAGTGTGGCGTACATCAATGATTCGCTCTTATTGTTATAAGTCCACACTTTTTTCACTATACCATAAGGAGTTCAACATGCCATCCGCAGTTAAAACAACAAAGAAAGAAGCGGTAGAGCAATATACAGACGAACTATGCAGAGCATTAGAAGAAGACTACAGACAGTATCATTTAAGATCAATGGAGCGTATGCACCTTGAGAGTGCATCTGAATATACACGCAATGAAATTGAAGCAACAAAGAATGGCACTGCTAAACTAATCAAGTTCGTAGTATATGTTGGCAGAAAGTATTATAAGATTGTACAACAAGATTGGGATCCAAATAGAGAAGAGTATCGTGATGGAAGTGTTAATACATTTGTAGATAAGAAAACTGGTGATGTATATAAACCAGCATCATGGGCATCACCACATACTAAGCATGTAAGATATAATTTATTAGATGAGAGATCAAGAGCAGAATGTCTTGGTCGTGCAGATTGGGCAGGTGGTTACCTTTACATGAGGTAACCCATAGGTTGACAATCATATCTAAATACGCTAAACTAATGTATCACCTCTTTTAATCATGTCACAAGCAACTTACATCGTAGTAAATGACACTGCATTTGTAGTGGATCAACCAAACGGAGTACCATACGTATGTCAAACGTATGCTGACTACAACTCACAACTCTCAGGATCATTGAAACTGGGTGTTGACTGGGATTCAGCAACAGAAATAGCATGGGAAGATATGGATGATGAAGATGTTGAGGAAGTAGCAGTAATATGTAAGCATTTGAATGAACTTGCCAAGATACAGTGGGCATCTAAGCACGTCCTTTAATTCTCTCTTACTAACATGAAAAAGAACTTATTCCACGAATACATCTCGGAGTTCATAGAATTCCGCTTTGATTACGCAGATGGTGATGCAGTAGTCCGTCCAGTACCAAAAGAAGGATTGGATGATGAAGGTGTTAAGAAGTACTGGAGACTATTCTCTAGGTATCCCAACGATTTTGCTGCTTCCGCAGTAAAAGCGTTACCTAAAGATGTAGAGTTCGTATCATACGATCATCTAAATAATGTATTCCAGTTGAGGGCAAAATGAACTCATTTGATTTAGATGACAACGAAAGTTTCCGCATATCTCACCGCAGGGATGAGATATGTGAGCACGTCGTAAGTCGTCTATTGACGCTGTTTGCGGAGGAAAGACATGACGATGCACTCTGTTTATGTCAAGAATACCACGAATGGATGGAAGAAACTATGCTACATAAGGAGCAGACATTCTTCTATAATGAGGATGAACTCAAAGAATTATTCCATTCCCTTGAACGATAAAATGAGGGAAGATCTTAAAAACTTAATACTAGACTACATTAACGCAAAGAACAAAGGTCACGACAAAGAAGCAGAGAGACTACTTGAAGAGATCAACATTCTACGCATGGAGCAGAAAACTTAATGGCACGCACTCAAAAGAGTTTGGATGCTAATCTAAAGAAACTAACTACTAAGGGGAGCACATCACGAAGGAAGAAATGGGAGAATGATCCCTATAATCCTGAAGTGATCAGTACTCATCCTGATGCACCTAAGTGTCCACCATCACGTAAGTTAGAACTCTTTCCACATGGGAACACATTTAAAATACGTTTCGATGATAAAAGAAAGAAAGATCCATTGCCTACATCATGGTTCAGATATTACTATGATGCATGTGCTCACATTGAGAAACATAATCTCAAACCCCAACATTATTCATTAAAAATTAGGAGTAACAAATGCCATTGATCATTATAGTCGCAGGAGCATCATCCATAGGTGTTGCTATTGCATTGTACATACTTAGAAAGTATGATCCACACACCAGAATATAATACAATAAAAAAGCACCCCTTACAGGGTGCTTATGACAGTATTTAATTTGGATTCATTGGAGTATGTCCTTACAGATTTGTTTACTGGTGTGGTCTTGCTCGCTCGCTATCATACAGGCATAGTAATCATTAAGTCTCGTGGTATTGTCATCCCTTGTATTTGATGCATGTAATGAATGATTCCATCCTCTAAGTTGATTTTGCGATACGATGTTATGCATAAGACCTCTCTATTTGAATTGAACTCATAATATAGTAGATTTGGTTACATTGCCCTCTATTGAATACATAATTATTTATGTAATATGTCCCACTTTCAACACATATTATAATAAGACTTAACTATGCATAATTACTCACTATGACTGAAGAAAAAGACTGTACAGAACAATACTTTGATTGTGATGCCGAATGTGACATCAATGATCAAGAATGTAAGGATGAATGTGTTACTGACCTTAAGCATTGTGATATGCATAGTGATGAAGGTGAGATCATATCTGAACTACTAACATTAACAGCATTATTAAAAGGAGAAATGACTAGACTAACAACAAGTAATTCTATGGGAAGAACAAGTAAGAAGATCGTAATAGAATATGACGTTAAGACTAACACTTAGCGATCACCTTAAATACCTGAAGCAATTAAAATATGATCTGAAACATGATTATAAAACACCCTTTAGAAAGAGAGATAGATTAACACATGATAATATTCATAATAGGATACGTGATAATGGTTCTAAATGAAGGATTTGTTATGATGAGACATGTATCACCATTGTTTGCACAAATAAGAGAAGAACTAATTAAGGACTGGGGTAAACAATGGCAACAAATCCATAGTACATTAGATTGGTTATGGATAGTGTTAATAGGAATAGGGTTGTGGATAAGTGTAGGTCATAGGGTTGTGGAATTGTGGTCACTTGGAGTGTTTTGGGTAGGTGCATTGTGTTTAATATATGTACCAAAGTGGTTGAGAGAGAAGGCAGGATAACTATTGAGAAATGTTCTCAGGATACTATCCTATAGTAACTATCCGCACGTTGGTATGACTAGGGTTTTCCACAGTGGTTGTGGATAACTCTGAATCATTTAGAAATGGTTAAAAAAATATAGGTAACGTGCTCTCTTCTTGTTGTCTTAGCGTGCCACCTACCGAAAGTCAAGGAGTAGTGTGACAGTTCTCAAAGTGGCACAGAAACCCTCCAAATCCCTCTGAGGAGGAGTATAATAAAGTCATAAATCCAAAAAACTCGGAAATCTCACTTTTTAAGTTTTTCAACATTTTAAAAAGTTTGTATTTTTGACTTTTTGAGTTTTTTAAGTTTTAAATCTTTTCTATTTTCTTTAAAATGGTCAAAATCACAGGCGTTTTCGATGATTTAAACTCATCCGCCGTAAAAACCGTTAAATTCACTGAAAATACTGTTATAATCACATATAACAGTAATACAAACAAAGAATACGAATTTAATTGTGAAAATGTATTAGAATTTACACAATCATTCCTTAATTGTATATCAAATAAGGAAAGTGTAGGGAAATTATTACATCAAAGCATCAAATCAGGTGCTCTCACTGAAAATAAATAACTCAACTGTTCATTTCATACCAATGACTAAACCTACTAAGTTAGATCGTAGTAAGTACAATCAAATAGAGGAGGATATAGAGGATTTCGGATATAATATTAAAAACGTTAAGAGATCAGGTAAAAAAAAGGTAGCACGTTTTAAGGAATATCAGAGTTGGGAGGAGGACAGTTATTAAAGTTGCACAAGGCAGGTAGAATTGGGAGGGTGATCGTATATAATAGAGAAGGTTGAGCAACGATGGATAAGAGAGGGGTAGACCAGTTCACAAACTGTCCACTTTTCTCCCCATTGTTGCCAATCTCGTCTATAATAAGAACATGTCAAACAAAGTTTCTATGATCACTCTTGAACTCACAATCGAAGAAGCACAAGCATACGCTGCCTCTTTGGATCGTGCTCTTGACAACCCATTCATCTCAGATGACGATGAGTGTCAAAACCTTTACACCTTAAGTGCTAAACTTGAAGGTGCAGTGGACGCATCACTAGACCCTGTGGTTTAGTGATGTTTTTCCACACCCTGTTGAAAACTTTTATTAACCTATTCTTTCTTACATTCATGCGTAAACTTGAAAAGCAAATGAACTTCGCAGTTAGCAACAAATCTAACTGGTCTGGATCTAACACCGATGTTCATTACAATGAGAATACAAATTGCAGTTCAGTTTACTTACATGGTCATAACATTGCTACGTATGACCATAACACACGTGCAATAAAGATATCATCATGTGGATGGGAGACAGTGACTACGAAGTCACGTCTTAATGCATTACTTGATGAGGTCAAATACGGTGCAGGTGTGTTTCAAAAGCAATTTGAATGGTTCGTAAGTTTCAGAGGTAAAGTTGTACCATTCTTTGATGGTATGATATTACAGAATTCTGAAACTCTCGAAATTGCATAAAGTTAAAAAACGCACTTTTTGAGTTTTTTGAGATTCTCAGAAAGTGCGTTTTTTTGTTTTTATAAAAACTTAAGATTTAACAGAGCGTGTTTAACGCACGTTATGTTATAATTAATAACAACCTCGCCTAATCTACCATGAAAAATGTTAACAAGAATCAGCAATTTTTCATAAATGAGTTAAATGAACAAAGAGAAGAGTTAATTAACACATATGGAGAGGATAAAGGTATAAAGAATTGGGTTGATCAAGACTACTACGACGGAGAATACTATATTACACCAAGTTACAGGTAAAATCAACACACCGTGTGCCACTAGACAAACTGCACACGGTCAGCTGGATTTTTGTTGAAATGTGCTCACGCTGTGTTATAATGGTATCATGTACAATTCACATTCTATGAACGCTGCCCAACTTGATGCCATCGCTGAACAGTATTCTGAAATCATTGCAGATGGCATGGATTGGAAGACCATGTACCAATATGTCTATGATAATCTTTGCGATTATCATCAAGGTTTGGGATACCATGACCTTAAGGAACATATTGAAACATACGATGAGGATTTGTGGAAAGAACTTTGTGACAATGTTAAAGATGTCACATCATGGACACCCGAAGACAACGGTGTCACAACTTATTCACTGAAACCAGGTGAGACGCTATCATTTCCAGTTCACAAGTCGGCTGCCAAAGACAGTTGACAAACTGGCACACATTTTTCCCATTTGGGGCGTTTCCGTGTGTATAATGAAGGTATGAATAAATCAAACCTTCAAGAGTTTTATCCTTCTCTACTTCAAAAGGGTTACACAGTCCGTGAGATCAACGAGTCTTGCAAGCGTCATCAAAACCGTGAGGTTCCCGACCAGTTCAAAAATCGTTATTCAACTTACGAAGAGTATCTTGAAGCGATCTCAGATTTCATGAACGGATTATGAAAGGCGAACTCAACCAGTTTCGCATCGAGTGTTCAGAGGTGAACTATTTCACAGTTCTTGTCGAAGCAGAGACCGAAGAGCAAGCGAGGGAACTTGCACACGCAAACATCAACGCATTTGACGTTGAGGATGAGTACGTTTCAGAATGGACAATTGAAAGCGTGAGCGAGGTTTAACACCTCGCTTTTTTCATGGAGCGAAGCGGCCCGAATTTTTGGGCAATAAAATACCCCTCTTGCGAGGGGTGAAAATTCTTATTGCCAAGACTTGACGGTCTTGACTAACTCAGCGTGATAGGGAGTGA